TTGTATTTATTGTACAAATATTATATTTTCGTGTAGGTTATAACGTAATTTATTCGATGAAATTATATAAAAACCTGTACAAAGGTAAGCATATGGAGAAACCTATCATTATTAAGCCATCAAATTCAGAAATGGCAATGAAAATAAAAGCACTATCGCTTATGAATGATTTTATAACTCTTGGGTTTAGTAATCGTTCCGCGTTTATGGCTATCGTAATGCACTACTTTCCTAAATATAAAGAGGGTAAAGAGAAGAATAGACTTAGTAATTGGTATTATGGAAAGTACACTGATGAAGGTCTTAATTCGGATATGGATATTGTTTTAAACAAACTTAGATATGAATAAGCTGTTATTTTTTTACACGATCCTTTTGGCTGCATTTTCAATGATGCTGGCCTACATGCAGTACACTTGGTTTTCTGCATTTGTTCTGTGCGTGTCCTTTGTAGGATTTGCAATGATAGTACATCATAACAATCCTAAACCAAATAAAGATGTTTAGCGTAGGGCAGAAAGTGGTCTGCATTGCCGATAAGTGGCAAAGCTGGGAAACCAGACAAGAAGTGTCTGGTCCTAAGAATGGCGATATTCTTAAAATAGAGCGCATTCTGGTTTTGGATGGGTTGGAGTACTTGGTGTTTTTTGGGGATTCCTGTGGGTATGTCAGTGATAAATTTCGCCCGCTGGACTATGATTTTGTAGAGCACATTTTAAAACAAGTAACACCGGAACCTATTCCTGCATAAATGACCGCTGCACTCAACAGATTACGCCAATTGGATATTTACGTTAGTTCGGAAAAAGCCGCAACTATGGTAGGTAAGAGCGTGCGTTGGGTGCAGGACAACAAGGAAAGATTTAAGTATAGACGTAAGAACCAAAAAAGAAACCTGGAATATGAGCTTACAAGCGTTTTGCAGGTTTGGGAAAATTTAAGCCATGGAAAATCAGAACTGTAGAGTAGGCGCTACCAGGATAGCGGAAAAAGTTAGGCCAATATCTCTTATAAAAGAAAAATTGCACCGTGCATGTACTGGGAAATGTGTAATGGAACCCATTTTTGGCCACCCTTCCGAGCAGTGCAAGAACTGCGATAAAACAAGCTGAATATTAATTAACACTAAATAAAAATGAAACATTCTGCAATACCATTTAATCAAACTGTTTGGTTAATGATTTAGGAAACCAATCCCTTAAAAATGAAAAAAAACAATATTATTAAATTCAACGCCACTGTTGATGTTAATGTAGGAGATTCTTTATTGGTTGGAATAAAAGAAGGTGTTGAGAGGATTTATATTATCGATAGTATTATTGAAAAAAGGGATAGTTCTATGGTTGGTATGAAGTATTACACAGCTAAGAGATTTATACACCAGAATAGTGTTTAATGATAGGTTATGGAATAGCTCCCAGCACTATGTTTTTTGGGAGTTATTTTTTATTTGGTGATTGGGGACAGAAAGAAATACGCTTTACTATGGATAATGGCAAACCGTATAGGATTGATGGTTGGGAGTTTGCTCCGGAACAGTATGATTTTATAGTGAAATATTTTAATAAGAGAATATGAAAGTAGATGTAATTGGTCAGATTTCACAAATTGGGGATCTGCAAGTATTTGGTGAAAATGGCTTTAAAAAGCAGGAGGTCATAATTAAGACTGTGGAAGAGTATTCCCAGTTTTATGTTATAGAATTTACCCAACAAAAAATAGAGCTTCTACAGGACTTGGAAGTGGGCCAGAATGTTAAGGTTACCTGTGGTTTAAATGGTAGGGAATACACCAACCCGGATAATGGCAAGTACAATGTTTTTATGAGCTTAAGAGCTTGGGAAGTAACAAATATTTAACCATGACAGAGCCTGGATACTACGCAATAATTCCTGCAAATGTAAGATATGATGGAGACCTTATTCCGTTGGCCAGATTGCTGTATGGAGAGATCACTGCGCTATGCAACCAGAGTGGGTTTTGTTGGGCAGAAAACAAGTATTTCGCAGAATTGTACGGCAAGCATGAAAAAACCATTTCTAAATGGATTTCGCAATTGGAAAAAAACGGCTATATCACTGTATTTGTAGATGTTAAGAAGGGAAACACCCGTAAAATTACCCTAGTAACGAAAACGCTACTACCTAGTAACGAAAACGCTACGAGGGTAGTAACGAAAACGCTACTACCTAGTAACGAAAACGCTACGCCTAATATAAGGTATAATAATACAATTAATAATACAGTGAATAAGGGCGCGCTTGCTTTTCAGTTTTTAAAAGAAAAATGTGCCTATAGGTTGGAGACAGATTTCTTAATGAAGTTCAAGAGCCAAATAAAAGATTTTCCTGCCTTTGTAGAAAACTTTAACGATACCGCGGAGCAGGAGCAATTAGAATTTAACCCTTCTGTATTGATCCCTAGAATAAGAAAATATGGCCGTGCCTGGATCAACAACCAAAACAAATTTAAAACCCCCGAAGATTTAACAAGCAACGAAAAACGAACAAACCCGAACAATGGAATCGCAATCTAAAAAAAGTACAATAATACAAGGTAAGCAACCGCCACAATCCATAGAGATGGAAGAGGTGGTGTTGGGTGCCATGCTTATAGATAGCAAAGGTGTAGATGAGGCATTGACTATCCTGCGCAGCTCAGATGTATTTCACATAGAAAGGCACCAACTAATTTTTGAGGCTATCCTGGAACTGTACAACCACGGTAGACCTGTGGACCTGCGTACGGTATCCCAGCAGTTAAAGGTAATGGGCAAGTTGGAAAGAATTGGCGGGGATTTCTTTTTAATTGGCTTAACGCAAAAGGTAGCCTCTTCCGCACATACGGAATACCATTGCAGGATATTGATGCAGTACTACGTAAAACGCAGGTTGATAATGATAAATTCACAGATCATTGCCTTGTGTTATGATGAAAGCACGGATGTCTTTGATCTTATGGATTCTTACCAAAAAGGTTTTGATGGTGTAGTGGATGCAACTTCCAAGGGTAGAAAAACAATGTCCTTTAGCAATGCAATGGATCATCTAAAAGGGGAGGTTGAATTGTTATCTGCAAACAAAGATGATATACAGTTGGTAGGTAAGACTACTGGCTTTAAAAGAACGGATAAACATACCGGAGGTTATAGGGACCAGGACTTGGTAATTATTGCTGCTCGTCCTGGTATGGGCAAGACCGCAAAGGTTTTAAAGACTGCTATTTCAAATGCAAGTCAGGGCATCCCTGTAGGTATTATTTCTTTGGAAATGTCCATACACCAACTTACTGCGCGTGCTGTGGCATTGGATACTAATTTTCACCTTGGCCAATTATTAAAGCATGGTTTTGAAAAGAATAGCTACTTCCAAAGATATGATGAACATGCCGCCCGTATGAAGAAATATCCATTGTACATAGATGATAGTGGGGAAAGTGATATAACGGAGATAGTTATAACCGCTAAGATGTGGAAGCGTGTGCATGGTATAGAGTTGCTGGTCATAGATTACTTACAGTTGATGGGTGATAAGTCTGTGAAGGGTAACCGTGAGGGGGAAATATCCTCTATCTCCCGTAGGCTTAAGAAGCTGGCCAAGGAATTGAATATACCCATCATTGCCTTATCCCAATTGTCTAGGGCGGTGGAGACCCGTGGAGGAAGTAAGCGCCCAATGTTGTCAGATTTAAGGGAATCTGGAGCAATAGAACAGGATGCGGATATAGTAGAGTTCATCTACAGACCAGGATACTACAATATAGAAATGAATGAGGATGAGTATGAGAGTGCAGCACATAAGCAAGCTATTGCGTTGGGTGCGGATACAGAGATAATCTATGCAAAGTATCGCGGTGGCTCAACAGGTACCGCATTGTTGAAGTGGGTAGGAGATAAGACCAAGTTTATAGATGTGGAAGATGGTAATGATACTGCGGATTATGAAGATGCTGTATTGGTTACGGCAACCCCTGCGGAAGCTTTTGATATGGAAACTAAAACAGTATTTGATTGATATGCCTTACAAACCTAAGAAGATAAAAAGAAGTTGGCAACCGGAGCGCGTGGCGTTCGGTAGAAGAGTGGACAACTCCAAGTTTTATAATGATCCTAAGTGGAGAAAGGTAGCATTGAGCCACAAGGAAAGATTCCCTTTTTGTATTAAATGTTTGGCAAAAGGTAAAAGTGTTGCAGTACAATTTACAGATCATATTGTGAGGATAGAAGATGGTGGAGATAAGTATACAGATAGCAACTTGCAAAGCTTGTGCGAGTTCCATCATAATAGTAAGTCGGGCAAGGAAGCCCATGGATACAAGGAGCGAAGATAATTTTAGAAAAAAAAAATTTCTAAAAGGGGTATGGGGTAAAAACACCCGAAGGTTGAACGGTTAAACATCGCCATCAATTTCTCCT